GTCGTCTAACATGTCAGCTACTGTTATCTTAGTGAAAGACCTTATAACGATAACGTGGTCAGTACGAACTCCATCAGGAAGGATTACTTTAGTCTTGCCATTTCTTAAAGGTTGTACATTACACTCTAGTGTTTCAGCATCTTTAAATTGTGCTTGTACCCATTCACCCTCATTGTTAAGATACCCTTCTTCCTCAGATCGTCTGTAAAGAGGTATAGAATGTGTTCTCATTAAATCAATCATACACCCTCCACTACAATGTTATTAACGGATGTTTTATAAGCCCAAGTGTCTTTAAAGAAACCTTCATCTACTAAAGGTGTATCTTCACCGCCTTTAAAATACTCTATCGTGTTATCAGAGTTGCTAGGCATGTCAGGGAGGTTTGGCACACCAAAGAACGATTTACCCATCATAGCCATGTCTTGACCAATGTAACCTAACGCATAGTTAAGACTAACATCTTTGAACACATACTTGTTAAGGTGCTCCGTCACTCTATCCATGAAAGGTTTGTTATTCATTGCATTGAGTATTAGAGGTCTCACTGTACGTGCAGGAAAGCTGCCTTCTTTACCTTGTTCATGCATAACAGCTAAGTCTACGTAGGACATTCCAGCAGTAGGATGTTCACCTTGTTCAGCGAATACACCTGTTTCGACGTTCTCTTTAGAGAGAGCTTCTAACTTTTCTACTAGCTTTTCAAGATTACGAGTTTTACGAGTGACCCTTACATTAAACATCTCTATACCTTGCCTTATCCTCATCTATTAACCTTGCTTGTTCTTGGAGAGTTCTCCAGTCGTCTAGTAAGTGGGGGAGGAAAGAATCAATGTCTTGTACTACAGCATTCTTTTCACTAATACGTGTACCTCCTATAATGATAGGAATACCGTGTTTAGAGGAACTACTGTTTTTAAACTCATCTAATCTACTCTTAAATCTTTCATAGAGATTGGTGAATTTATACCATACATCACCTGTTTTACTCTCCTCCGCTTGAATAGAGAAGTGTGTTAACATAGTCTCCATTATAAGAATAGAGGCTTTATCTATGTTACCATCATTCTTAGCAAGGGCAGATGTAATAGTGTTGTCGCTTACATAACGTGCGTTAGGATCACCAATGTTACTTCGAACAAAGCTTGTTGGATCATTATAGTTAATATCTATCATGGCTTTCCTTAAACAACAGAAGAAGGGGCGAATGCCCCTCCTTTAAAGTTAACACTATTAAGCTACAGTCATAGTCACTTTAACAATAGTATTAGGGTTGTTCAAGTACAGACCTTGGTTTGATTCCCAGAACAGCTTAGTACCAGAGAACTCATCATCGAATCTCCAAGCGTACTGAGATGCAGCAGTAGTATTTGCATACTGCATAGTTTCAGCAGGAGCATACGCACGAGTAAACACTGAACCAGCATTCAACGGCATGATGTAACCTTCGTCGTCTGCGATTAGGGCAGCGCCACCAACTTTAGCAGTGTACTCTACGTAAAGGATGTCATCGGCACCACGGTACTTACGGTACATTGCACCATTAGTGAAGTTATCTAGGCGCTCGATAAGAGGGTCTTGACCTAAGATACCAGCACGTTGTACCATTGCTTGTTCTTCTTTAGGGTGAGAGATACGTTGCTTGAAGAACTCTTTACCACATAGGCAGATAAAGCCATCAATAGTCTGACCATCAAGAAGGTTGTCAGCGATTAGGTTACGCGCTTCCTCACCAACTTCACGAGGGTAAGCATTGTCATCGTTGAACTTGAAGTTTACTGTAGGGCGGTTAGCTGCGTTGTTAGCAGTGTACTCTGCATAGAAGTCATAAGACTGTACAGAACCATTAGGAACATACAAACTACCAGTAGTGATAGTAGATACAATCTGACGCTCTTCAAACAAAGCCCAAGACTTCTGAATGTCAGCAATATCTTTAGCTACTAGACGGTCAATAGTTTCCATCTCATCTTTAGTACCTTCAACACGACGACGAAGCGCATCAGATGGCTTAATGTGAGTTTGGATACCAAAGCTAGGAACTTTGAATAGGTGAGTTTTAGTTTCACCACGTTGGTCAAATGCTTCACCACGTTCAGTAAAAGACTTGTCTTTAATGTCAGCGATGAAACGTTCTGTTGAGTCATGCTCAAAAGTGTTAGTTGAAAGGAACTCTGATTCAATAGAGCCACCTAGTAGGTCACTCATAAGAGTTGGGACATTTGGTGACTTGCTAATCATGCCAGTTAAGTCATGTAGCTTATTAATATCACCCATATCACGTACAGCTTTAGTTACGTCAAAACGACCAAATTTCATTCTTTATATCTCCGTTATTATTCTTTTAAATTAAACTGACGCGCTGTAGAAAGAGCTATCTAGTTTAGTGCTAGTCTTCATCAGTTTGATACCTTGTCTACCTAACTGAGCTTTAGCTGATGCTGTCTCTGCTGTGTTAAGAGTACCAAAATCTAGACCTGCTTCTTTAACATTCACTGAGCCTTGGTAAAGAACAACAATGTTGCCAGTGGTCATATTCTTAGTATAAGTATCGCCTAGTGATTCAAAACCTACTACAACACCTAGACCGAAACCTAGAGGGCTGTCACCATCAAGAGTTGCACCAGTAGCAGCAAGTTCCCATTGGTCATTTGCAGAGTCGTACACCACTACATCACCAATCTTAACATCAGTAGCAGAACCTTCTGTAAGAGTCTGACGGTGAGCAAAGTTGTGGTCAAGAACTAGACCAGCTAGGTCATCCATCAATACAGCAGACAATACCTGTGCATCATTTTTAGTAGCAATAACAGTCATTATTTGTTTTCCTATTTAGTTATTGTTTAAATTACTTAGAGTAAGCTTCTTCGAGAGCTTTTTGCATAGCAAGGTCTCGTTCTTCTTTTTCTGATTTAATCTCTGGCTCACCTTCTAAAGATTTCTCTACGAAAAGGTCAGACTCTTCAGTTTTCTTTTGAGCGTTAGTAAGCGTGTCGATCATAATGTCAGCAGCTTCTTTATCCATAGCAAGGAGTGATTTAGCCAATGACTCAATCTTATCTTCTGCAACTACACCCTCTAGACGAGCTTTCATAGAGGCTTCTTCTGCTTCTACTTGTGCTTTCTTGATAGTGTCTAACTCACCTTGTAGTGACTCCACTTGAGCTTCAAGTGATTTTTGAATCTCTACTTGCGCTTCTAGTTTCTCCGCCTTACCTTCTAAGTCAGTAAGTAGAGATTTTTCAATAGATACTTTATCCATCATTTCCTCATTTAGTTTATTTTCTAAGTTTTCTTGTAATTCAAGAATGGTAACGTAATCTAATGCAGAAGCTTGTTCGTAGTTTCCTTCTTGCATTGACTTCATAATCTCAAAACTGTCCAGCTTACTAGCAATGTAATCTGAGTAGGTCATAGGTTCTGAGTCTTCTTCTAGGGAGTTCATATAAGCTTCATGCTCAGTTTCAAACCCTAACATTGCGGTAAGCAATTCTGCGTCATCGTAGTACATGTTAAAGAACTTCTTTAAGAACTCTTCCATTGACATAGTGACTTTAATCTGTTCTAATTTCTTTTGAATATCTACACCTACTTCATCTACATCAGGTAGTTTGTTAGTAGCGTTAGATTTCTTTATGAGAGTCTTGAAGCCATTAGCAGCCCCACCTTGTTTCTTAGAAACTAGATGAATACTTGCACCTTCCTCTTCAAAGTTGAACTCTGTAATATTACGTTTAGCTTTAGGCATCTAATTCGTATCCTCTACCTGCACATTCAACACTAACACCTGTAAACTCGTCATTAAGTACGTCAGCCCATATAGTGTCATTTTCGTCATTCTCAGGCTTAGGGAAATGTAACCACATTAACCATGTACCTTTCTTAATGGTGAGACCTTCCTCTGTCTTAAACTCAGCAGGGTTAATCCAAGATTGTTCAATCTCAACAAGGTCACTCTCTACTGTGTATTCGTGGTAGAGACCTGCTTTATTGGAGTGCTTATTAAAGCTCCTACAAGCTTTCTCTACTGTAATAGAATCATAGAAGTCACCATGTAAGTCCGATACTTCCTCTAGACTATCTTGTGGCTCTAAGACCACGTACAAGGCTCTACGCTCCATTGTGTCAAGAGATTTTACTAAAGTAGTATCAGACTCAACGTATTCTTTATGATTCTCCTGAGAGCCTCCTACGTTGGCATCTAAGAACTCTTTAAACTTATCTAGTAATGTTTTATTATCCATTAAGCGTTCTCGCTGTTTGTTATGGAGCTTGCACCCTCTGCTTGTGTGATTCCCGTACCTGAGCTACCCAGACCTTCACCTGCCGCACTAGTGTCCTCTGTAAGCAATTCTAAGAACTCCTCTTCAGTCATATCCTCAAACATAGAGGTATCTAACCCCATAGCTTCGTATATTTTCATTAGGAACTCTTTATTCTTAGGCATCATACCGACACTAGCAACACGTTGTATAACCTTACTCATAGTATCTAAGTCAGGCTCATCTAAATCACCGTATTCAATGACAGGCATTTCATCTTGTGATAACTCAATATCATTAATTTCAGCTAACTGTTTGAATAAGTCATTCTCTAATACACTCTTAATGAATATAAGGTGTCTTTCCATATAGTGAGCATGTAATGATTGTTTACCCGTAGCTAAGGCATAAGAACCTACACCATCATTACCTAAGTTAAGGAAACCTACCCCTAGGCTATCTAGTATTTGTTTCTTACGTTCTTGTATAAGCTCAGTAGTTTTATAAGACTTACTACCTCCCTCAACACCCTGTAAGGTTACATCGTATGCTCTATGTCCAGAACCACTTCCATCAATTGTATCACTCCCTAAGAGCATATACGTTTGATCACCAGCATGAACACTTGCCGCATTCTTTTGTAATTGAGCAAGAGATTTAGCTTCGTGAGAACTAGGGTCTTCAGCAGCTTTATTAATAATATCAGTAGGAACACGTAGAACCAACACACCAGCAAGATCTTTAGAAACACCTGTGACTTCATAACTAGCTATCATACTCAACTCTTTATACGCCCTGTAACAGCCGTTAAGAGGAGATATGCCTTGAGGGTTATGGTTCTTGTTATCCCATGAGAAGAGTAGTAACTTGTCTCTACGTAGCTTCACAGTGCTTGTACCGAACTTCTGACCACTTACATATTGTTGGTAGGGGTTAGTTAGGATTGACTGAGACCATTGTTCTAAACCTTTAAGCTCCCTTGCATCCTCATCCATTAACCATCCTTTAATACTCTTCTGTGAGCGAGGTGCTAATTTCTTAATCTTGTATTGGTATGGGTAATTCTTACTAGAGTTCTTCTCGTAGACTTTCTCTAACCAAGAGAACCCGTACTGTTGGTATGTAATCATAGCGGTAACTACGTCATACCAAGTTTGCCCTACTAAGTTCTTAAAGTTCCAATTCAAGGCATTGGCAAACTCCACAGATTTCTCACTGTTAGGGTCTCCTGCTTGTACCTTGACATTCATTAATGACTTAGTTAGGAAAACCTCATTAACAGTAAGACCAGCAGCTATTGTAGCGTTCTGTCTCATCTCATCGTAAGTTTGTAGGCATCTTGGGAATTGCAACTCTCTACGAGCTTCCTCTTTGATGATACCAGCTACAGCATTAATGTAAGGAGTTCCTACCTCACCTAACCTGAGTCTTTTTGAATTAGAGTCAGGATTTGCCTCAGCCTTTCTAATATCTATTTCTTTTTCGTCTGACATAATTCCTTAAATTCCAAGTTGACTCTTTAAAGTTGGTGAGTTAATATCAGGAAGCATCTGCACTGTATTATTAATTTTAGAGTTAAGATAGTTGAACCCTGAAGCACATGCGTCCATAGCATCGTCTTTATAAGAGGACGTAGACTTTTCATTAGGGTTGAACACTTCAAGTTGCCCCATAAGCCAGTCATAAGATGAAGGGGTAAATGAATCTCTTACAATGTAAACAAAACCATGTTCACACGCTGTAAGGAATGACTCAGCCTTTTCACCTTTCCTTGCTGTATGTCCAGCAGGGTCTTTCCTAACTTTAAAGCCATGTGATAGGAAGAACTTAACCTTGTGTTGGAAGGACTCCTTACCAGCAGCGCCAGCATCTTGAGGCATGACTATTTCACAGTCTTTACCATCATGCATTGCTTGTGTAAGCATTATCTGGTCGCGAGTACCACTACTCTTTCTAAAACAACCATGTATATCAGAGTCATCGTCTTTGAAGTCTCTGACATAGTTACCGTAGATATAGAAGTTACCCTCTCTATCTTTAGCCATGCCAATACCTACTGTAAAGTCAGGGTATGTAGTAGGAGTCTTTTCAGAAGCTGCTAAGTCGTAACCTCTTACACGAGAGCAGGCTTTGGGGAGGGTAGCAACAGGTTGAAGCCACTCTCTTTTGAAGTATAGACCTTGTTGCCCTGTGTCTAACCAACAACCATCCTCATAACGTTTCCTTTCTACATCAGGTAACGCTGCAAGAACGTCTTGATAGTCAGGGTCAAGTTCTAATAGTTTCTTGTTGTCAGAAAGTTTAGCGGGTATGTAGGTATAAGATAGAG